GTATAAGAGACAGCCCCGGGGGGGGGGGGTGCCAGTTTGAGAGGCTGAAGAACAGTATGATTGAGCACCGCTTGAATTTTTGACTAGGTTTCGAAAAAGGGAAGGTAAATGACAGCCCAAGTAAATCTTGAAAAATTAGTTATCTACGGGATAGGCATAAAGACAGCTACTTATTTCAAGCTGATGTGTATTTACGAAACGCGGTTTCACATCATCGTATTTGGTCTAAACTAGAGGAGGGTAAATGGCAAATGAAATAATAGTTGAACAAATACTTATGGAGCGGTACAGGCAACCAGGGGGCACTGAGGTAAAGTTATGCTTACTTGAGATACCAGAGGGATTTGTTGGTCATCCTTATACTGTTGAACGTCAAGTGGATGGTCATTGGCAGCACAGAACATTTGGAGTGACCTATGGTGCTGCGAGGAGATTGTTTCGTGAGCATAGAGACTTGGAGGGACATATTGGCAGCACAAGGACTCTAATGGGGAACTATGGCAGCTAGAGAAGAGATAACAAAAGAGACATTGTTTGAGAATGGGATACCGCAATTTACAAATGAAGATGAGGAGCGCAAATTCTGGGCGACCCATGATAGCACAGTTTATGCAGATACGGGAACGCCCGTAGTTTTAGAGCATGTTTATGAGGATGAGGTAGAGGAAATCAGGGCGACAGTAAAGCCTCTGACCAAGCAAGAAGAGCTCAGGGAAGGGATAGCTAGAAACGCATATCTATGGGATATGATGAGGTCAGGGGTATCTACTATCAATCCATTCGAGGAATTAACAGAATATAGAAAGAAACCCTACCTTGTTTTGGCAGAGCAGTCATGCATCTTTCTCCACTCGGAAGGGTTGAGATTGCCCAATGGGGAGGCTCTAGTAGATGAAGCAAACGGCTGAGCATATAGAGAAACGCAAGAGATTTGGTGTAGACCATTATAATTGGAAGGGTGGTAAGACACAACACGGCTCATATATTGTTGTGAGGATTTACCCCGATGATTTCTTTTATCCTATGGTAAATCACATAGGTTATGTTGCCGAACACCGATTAGTTATGGCAAGGCATTTAGGCAGGTGTCTTCATTCGTGGGAGTTAATACATCACTTAAATGGCATTAAGGATGACAATCGTTTAGAGAATCTACAATTAGTGACAGACGACAGGCATAAGCAGATAACTGTGCTAGAGAACAGAATTAAGTTCTTGGAAAGGCGTATTGCGATACTGGAAGCGGAGGTAGGTGGTGAGCAAGCAAACTGATTTTATAGATGTTCTTGATGGGTATAAAGCGGGAGACTTATCTAAAGCAGAAGCGATGGGGGAGTTCCGTATTATAGGGGTAGTGATAAAGATGGAGAGGGATTTACCTGAACTTGTCTATGTTTCTGAAAAGAATAAAGAGTACGAGCTTGAGTGTGCTAGGCACGCACAGATGGATATGCTCCAAGTAGGCTATGTATTAGTAGAGCCGTTGATTAAGGAGGGATAATGGCAAAGCAAGGAAAGGCAAAAACCGTTGGGAAGTGCAGATTTTGCAACGACCCCGTTTACAGTTTTCAGAAACAAGGGAAGGTGGAGCGGAATGCTCTTTCTCATAAGGGGTGTTTTGATTTGAATGAAAAGGAGATAATTGTTGTGGCAACTAAACGAGAAGAGATACGGGAAACCTTACAACATATATTAAAGTATGCAAATGAGCCAACAGTAAATCTAGAAATAACTTGTGACCAGATACTACATTCTTTCTCTGAAATGGGTGTAGTGATAAAGGGTGAGGAGCATCATATCTATTCAGGTCATTACAAAGTAGAGCCATTGATAGAGGAGCAATAGGTTATGACTGGAGTTCTGGAAGATGGATTAACGGAGCGAGAGAGGACTTTCGCTGCCCATTATTTCAAGACACTGGGAAAGAGGCCGGGGCTGTCGGTAATCTTTGCCGGATATTCGTCACATCTGGCTGGTAAACATGCCAGTGTGATATTGCGGCGTCCAAAAGTAAAGGCGTATCTCAAGAGTTTATGGGATGAGGCTGAGAGTCCGATAGTGATGAGTGTCAGGGAGAGGAAGGAGAAGCTTTCGTTAATAGCTCGGGGGATGGTTGGCAACTGTTTGGATGAGAATGGGGAGATAGACCTGGAAGCAATCAGAAATATGCCGGCAGTAAAAGAGGTCACCATTGATGAGTATACGGTAGGTGTTAAAAATCCCGTCAAGCACAGAAATATCAAGGTCAAGTTACTCAACCCGGTAGAGAGTATCCACGAGTTGAATCTTATGGGGAAGCAGCTTCGCACCAATGAGGGCGTAACACAAGACAACAGGGTAATCAATAATTATTTCACTGATGGCAGTGTGCTTGAGAAGCTGGAACAGATTGGTGACCGGACCCGGAAGTTAATTGGTGGACGAAAAGAGGTTGGAGATGCTGAAGAGAAACAGGAATAGTTTTCTAACTCCGCTTGTTGTCGAGGTCAAGGGGAAACGCTTTAAGCTATACTTTGATTTCACCTATCTGTGGAAGAGGAAGTATATTGAGATTCGAGTCAAGCGTGGATTTGAGACTGACTTTGCCTCCATACCTCGGCTATTAAGAATAATCATCGAGAAGCTGGGTCTCCAGAATAAGGCTGCTGTTATCCATGATGCTCTATACCAAGGCAACTACGAGACTCCCAACGCTTCTCCCCGGTGCGAATTTACCCGGTCTGAAGCTGACCTTTGTTTTCTCGATGGCATGGCAGATAGTGGTGTCAAAGAGTGGAAGCGGTGGGCTATGTGGGCTGCGGTGCGGATAGGTGGGTGGGTGGCCTGGAGGAAGCGATGAAGTATCTGGGCAAGTTGTTTTGGATTTGATTGTGTTAGTTCTCTTTGGTGGATTACTCTTATTCTTAGCCATCCTTTTCTTTGGTGATATGCTCAAGGCATTACTTGAGTCATTCTTTGAGGGGTAATATGACAGGTTCCGCGGTAAAACCAAACACGGATGCCTTGGATTTCCGTTACACCAAGGTATTCAACGAAACCTTGGATGCTTGGCTTGAAGGCTATCTTCGTGCTCTACATCAAGGGGGGACATCAAGTTCAAAGACCTATAGCATATTACAGTTTCTAATCTGGCTTGCCGAAAAAGCCGTGGAGCCACTGAGAATATCGGTGGTGTCTGAGTCTCTTCCTCATCTCAAACGGGGTGCGATAACAGACTTTTTCACTATTCTCGGTGAGGTTGCCAATAAATCCAACCCGAACTGGCGGTCAACGGAGTTCACATATCAGAGACCGGAGTGGAAGGGCATGATTGAGTTTTTCGGCGCCGATGATTCCGGTAAGGTTCATGGTCCCAGACGGGATGTATTGTTTATCAATGAGGGTAATAACATCCCTTGGAAAACTGCCGACCAGTTAGATTCGAGAACTAGACTATTTACAATCGTTGACTGGAATCCTGTCAGTGAGTTCTGGGTGCATGAGTACGAGTCAGGGGATGATATATTACCTGGCTGGATACATGACAAGAAGCATAACAAGTATATTCACTCGACCTATCTGGATGCCAGGGATGTCTTGCCTGATGTTGTTGTGGAGAAGATAGAGTCCCATAAGAACGACCCGAACTGGTGGAGGATTTACGGGGAAGGTGAGACTGGAAATATTGAAGGTCTGGTATATCCCATCTTTGACCAGGAAACCCAGATAGTTCCCAAACTGCCGGACGGTGATTATTTTTACGGCCTCGACTTTGGTTATACTGATCCGACTGTGCTGGTTAAGAATGTCATTATCGGCTCCAATTTATATTCCGAGCAAGTTCTGTGGGGGATTAACTGGGGTAATGATGTTTTGGCGCGGGAAATGGACTTGGCGAAAGTACGGAAGCATACCGACTTAATAACTGCTGACTGTGAAGATGCAAAAAGTATAGCGTTTTTACAGGAAAAGGGTTATTATGTCAAACCTTCTGAGAAAGGTAAAGATAGTGCTAGATACGGACACCTGAAGGTTAACGAGTACCTGCAACACTGGACAGTAAATTCTCCTGATTGCATCAAGGAACAAAGGAATTTTCGCTATATCACGAGGATTGCAAACGGCAGAGAGTGGATTTCAAATGATACTACCCACTATTTCAGCCATGGAATGTCAGCGAGAAGATACGGGGTCGAGGGTTATGAGCCTCCATACCACGGGCCCGATATACCAGCAACAAATTATTAGGAGAATAAAATGGAGAATAAAATGTTACGTGTAGAGACTGACCCAACAGCGGATGCTATCTACATTCAATTACTTGATGAACCGATAGGTTACAGCGAGGAACTTGACGATAACCGTCTTATTGACCGTACCCTGAACCCCGGAAAGGTAGTAGGCGTGGATTTGCTTGCGGTAAGTGATGGGGTCAAACTAGAAGGACTACCAGAGGTTGAAACCATAAAGAGGATATTGGTGGGTCTTGGGGTCAAGGTATATTAAAAAGGAGAATAAAATGGGAAAGCACCAGAAGAAGCCAAAGAAATAAGGAGTGTCTATGGATACTTTGACCCTCATTAAAAACCGAATGCAAGAACTGAACCCTCTGCATCTGCGGATGGATAAGACTAGGGAACGGGTTTATAATACCCCCTATGTGATGCCTTCCTTGTCCGACCCCAGTAAACCGATGGATAATGTCATCAATGTCACGATGCCGTATGCAGCTATAATAGCTAACACTGTTATCAATGACCTGATGACTTCTTTCAGGCAAACGATAGTTGATGGTGATATATCGGCAACTTCGAGGGTTTATATTGAGGGCTTTGTCAACAATAATCGTGATGAGGCAGATGAGCTCCTAGTCAATAGTAGTTGGCATGCCTCTCTTAAAGAGATTTGGTGTAGCCATGTCTGTATCCGTAGTTTTATTGGTGTCCGGTGGGTGTCCCAGATTATAGACGGCAAATATGTTATTGACATCCTGCCGATGGATATGCGGTATGTTTCCTACGAGTATGGTAATGATGGTCAGAACTGGGTGAATAACCGTACATTCCGGCCAAAGTGGTTACTTGAACAGCGATATGCCAAACAACTTGAGAAAAAAGGCGCTTCGCTTCATGGCGACAGCAATGTTGATATTCAGGTTGATGACTGGTGGAGTTCTGAAAGGAAAGAGCTATATATTGGTGGGGATCTTCTTATTGACCAAAAGAACCCGTTTGGAGAACCGCCGTTTGTTATAGCTGCTCCAGCTACGGGTTTCATGCTTCGGGATAAAGAATATATCGAGCATGACTCTGAAGACATACTGTATCTAGTCAGGGGAGTCCTTGATGAGCTAAACAGAACAGCATCTATAGAGCAAACGAAGGGCGCTGAGACAATTCGACCTCCTTATATCCAAGAAACACCCCAAGAAGACAGTAAGCCAGCAAAAGGGGTGCCTACAACAGGTCAGGTAAAGAAGTATAAGGCTGGGGAACAGCCCCAACTTCTTCAGACGCCTGACATCAACAATGCTTTCCTCACTGGTCGTGCCGACCTGAGCAAGATAGTACAGATGGGTGGCGTTAATGATATTGACCTGGGTAATGTTAGCCAGACAGTATCGGCTGTGTGGATTACGGCTCAGGCAGGGATAAGAAAGAAATTCAGTGGGCCACGACTCAAGGCTATTGCACAAGGAGACCAGCAACTTGCTCGGTTAATGATACGACAGGCTAAAAAAGCAGTTGAACTTGAATCAGGTTCACCGGATATAATCGTTGGTGGAATGGGCAGAAAGAAAACCTATTCCGCTGATAAACTAGGTGACCCAGATAAGTATGGTGTCAGAATAGAGTTACGGTCACAGAGTAAGACCGAAGAGATAGCTAACCTAGCCCAGTACGAAGCAGCCCAAGACTTACCTACTAGATGGAGGCTTGAGCATATACTTGGTGTCGATGACCCTGATGCCATAATCAGGGAAATGGACTTTGAAGAGGCTAAGAGAATGGACCCCGCTATTGGACTCTCTGAAGATGGTATTAGCCTTGCGCGGGAAGCTGAAGACATAGAGGATGAAGAGGAAGCCGACCTGATGAAACTACAGTCAATGATGTTGATTGAAAGGGCTGTTGCCTTGCTTAAAGAGAGATTAAATCCATCCCCAGTGGCATTACCAGGACAGGAAACCAAGCCAAAACAGCTAACCCAAGGTAAGCCTTTGGTACAGTTGCCTAAGTTATTGGAGGGGGTAAGTGAAGCTAATACTCCTCAGCAGCCAAGAGAGGTAGCAGCGCAGTAGGTAGGAGCGATAATGGCTAGAGATTACAAAAAAGAGTATGCGGATTATCATTCCAAGCCAGCGGAAATCAAAAGGAGAGCAGCCCGAAACAAAGCTCGGAGAGATAAAGGGTTAAAGAAGGGTGATGGAAGGGAAGTAGACCACAAGAAACCACTATCGAAGGGTGGCAGTAATTCAAAGTCTAATACAAGGGTAGTTTCGAGACACACTAACAGAGTTAAATCTAATAAATAATGGAGGGTAAAATGGAAGATAAATTACACGGTGACAACTTGGATGGAGTTGTAGTCAGGGATTGTCCTAAATGTGGGCATAGAACTCCTCAAGAACCATACTCAAAAAGCCGAGGTGGGGAAGTACATGAGGATGTTAAAGAAATTATAACTGCGTGCCTAACGTGTGGGGCTATACTTACATTAGGGGTCGTGGTTTGTTAAGTCTAATAAATAAGGTGTATATATGGCGATAAAATGGACTGTTAAGATGGCTATTGAATGTTTGACACCACCGTTTCAGAACCCATTTGAGAAGGTAGGCAGAGCTAAAATCGGACAGAAGCCTGTATTAGCTGAGGTAATCAATGGTATACGCAATAACGGTGTACCACCACAGGAGATTATAAGATAGATGGTATCGCAATTATTTAAGCCACCACCATTTAAGGCAGGGGCTAAGTACCGCATCACTAACCCTGATGGTACTATCCGTGATGTTGTATTGGTTACAAGCCGTGAGGTAACGGATATACAAATCGCTGGTGGTAATGTGCAATTTATCCCTGTTGACCAGCGGGTGGCACTACCCCCACCAGACATTAGCTTGTTCGACCCATTCAAAGTAGAAAGAGACCGATTTGAGATTAGCCTAGTAGAAAGAGACCGATTTGATATTCAAGCGGCAAGGCAAGCTGGAATATCCGATGAGCTTATCACGCAATTCTTCGGCGAAGATGTTTTAAGAGGTATTGTAGAAGCAGAGGAGTTAAGGTCTCAGCAACTCTCTCAGTTTGAACCATTCAAAACACCCGAGGGCTTATATGATATTAGAGCAGCAAGGGCAGCGGGTGTCTCCGAAGAGGATATAACTGCGGTATTCGGTGAACAACCTCTTCTTGGGCAAGTAACACTGGAAGAACCATTAGGTGAGCAACCACCCGAGCCTCGTGACGTTGACTTGTTATATATAGAGTACCAGAGAACCGGTGGTACCCTGAACTTTTTTGATTGGCAACTGGCAGGCACTCCACTAAGACCGGGTGCTGAGGTCTCTGTTACCGGAGCAATAAGCACGGTATTCCCCGAGAGGATTCAAGAGGGGGTTGCTCCTGAAGATGCCATCGCTGAATTTATAACCAGTTCTCAAGAGCAACCGCAGGACTTCTTAATGGAGTTGGTATCCAGGGGTAGGACACCTGAAGTCGAGACGCTGATAAACACCTTCTTCGATGTTCAGCCTGGGGATATAGACAGGCTCTTTGGTGAGCTTGGGGTGACTGAACCTCTCCCACCCTTTGAGGGGCAGTTTGAGATTACACCGATGCAACAACTCTTAGTTAATGCACTACCCTTGCTTGTTAGACCTCCATCGGCAGAAGGTGTAGGGACATTACAGGCCGCAACTGAATTATATGCTAATGACCCCGAACGATTAAGAAGGAATCTGATTACCGCTGGCAGGAGCGAAGACACAGAGGCATTGGTTAAAGCTCTCTACCCTCAGATTACAGACCAGGGGATGGCCGACTATTTCAATGAAAGAGTACCAGGCACAGTAGAGGGTGTTCCCTCTGAGGCTCTGGGTACGTTACCTACTCTAACGTGGTTGGACAGGGTGCAGGAACTTAAAGACAACCCAGAACAGTTGGTTCCCTTTGTTGCCGGTGCTGCCGAGATGGTAAAACTGGGGCAGCTTTTACTGATAGCTAAGGACTTGGAAGACGGTAAGACTGTCAGCCAGGAAGATTTGCTAATTCTTAAATCCTACGTTGACCGGTCTATTCAAGATAAAACGTGGGGCTTCCAAGTGGCAGATGTGGTTTCCCAGCTGGTTCCTTTTGCTGGTGAATTTATAGCCACTGGGGGTATCTTTTCTGCTGGTAAAACAGTGGCAGTAAAGGCTGCTGAACAAGCCCTGAAAAGAATAGCTACCAGGACAGGGCTTAGGATACTACAGGGGAGATTAGCTAAGTTCGGTGTCGAGGTCGCTGGTGTGGTTGGCGGTGGTACTCTGAGGACTATCCCAGCAGGTATTACCAGAATACCTGCTGCTACTCTTGAGAAGCAATTAACTGCTACTCTGACTGGAGATGAGGAAGCAGTTTTAGAAAGCGCTGTGAAAGCCTTTGGCGAACAATGGGTTGAGATAGTCAGTGAAAGCACCGGCGGCTTATTCGCTACATTAGCTGCTCCAATTAAAGGTCAACTGATTAAAGCTGGATTGTTCAAGGCTTTTATTAAAGCCAATCCTACTGCTAATCCCAGTAATGTAAGAAGGGTGTTCGATAGACTAGGCTATAACGGTGTCTTGGCTGAGATGCTGGAAGAAAGGGTAGCCGATGTCGGGCATGGTATTTTAGAGCCGCTGGGTTTAAGTGACCAAGCTTTTAGCATCCCATCACTAGAGCAGTTGAGTGTGGAGTTAGCGGCTTTCTCTGTTCCCGGTGCTGCCGCAACAGCGATACAAACGGCGCCGTTAATATTTGAGAAGCTAACTCCCAAGATTAAAAAGGCAATCTCTAATATTGCTGAAGAGGTAAGGTTAAGACCCGAGCGTGGTGCTGTTGGTGGCGAGGCTGAAGAGGTTACACCCGAAGAGGTAGAACCTACAGAGCCTGTGGTGGAACCTGTTTTCAAAGAGGGTGATATTTTAATCAATGAAGAAGGCAAAGAGGTTACTCTTGAAAAGTTTTTACCTGATGCTGGTGTTACTGAAAAAGGTAAATTTCTCGTTAGGGATGTACGAGGCACTACATCTCAATTAAATACCTCTGAATTAGTTGAGCGAGGTTTTAAGCATATTGCTCCTGAAGTAGAAGAGATAGTCCCTGAAGTAGCCAGACAAGAACCAGGTGCTCCTGAAGCTGGTATACAGCCTAGTCTGATTGAGGGTGTACCTGCTGAGGAAGTAAGACCCAGAGGTAGGGCTGAGATAGTCCAGATTTCAATGGATGACCAGCTTAAACTTCGGCAAGCTAGAGAGGCTGCTGAAGAAGCACCTGAAGGAGCTAAAGAAGCTTACGAGGCACAGCAAGAGATAACTGGCTTAGAAATATCTCATAAGACTGACCCCGTGGCACAAACTAGGGTTAAGTTGGGCAACCGAAACGTAGGGCTTGATGCCTTTGTCTCTATTAGAGAGCAGGACTTCCCTGAATACTTTACTGTCAAGCAGACTACCGCTTTAAGGCGCGGTGATGTGCCTGTTGCTGGTATTATACAAACTGGTAGGCAACAAGGAAAAGTCCCCCGGGACGTTGCTCTTGACGAGTTGACTAAAGAACTTAATATGACCCCTGATGAGATAGCCAATAGAGTTATGGCTCTTCGACAGGAGAAACGAAGGATTAAAGACCTTCAGGCCACCATTAAGGCTCAGATGGTTGAAACTCCATTACCTGTTGTCACAGAGCTGACTACCGGAGAGGTCACTGAGAACTGGGAGACTATAGGCCAACCAAAACTTACACTAAAACAAGCTCAAGCATTGACCGGTGTTATGGGTGATTATGTTCTTAGTGGAGATGCTCTCGATGCTTTCCAAGTACAAAGAGCATTATGGAGTAGAACCAGAACTGGGCAGGCAGAAGATTTTAAGGCTCTGATGAATGAGTTGGTAGTCGTGCAGGGTGTGGGGGTAGAGGAAGCCTTTAGGCAGGCAGCGAGTGTTTCATTTGCTGGTAAATTACCGGTGGTGCGAACCAACTTCTTTGAGGCTATGTCTGCTGAAATGAGATCGGCCTTCTTCACAGTGGTATTTCATAATAAGCAGTTACAAGCGTATCCTTTCGAGATGGCATCAACTATAACAGCCATGACAAATGCCTTAGATGGTAAGCCGATACCGAGAAAGAAAGGTACTGGTAGTGTCCTCTTCCCTGAAGGCGGTTCAGCATGGGATAGGATAAACTTCGTCTTTGGTAAGCAGCCGAAAGTTCTCAAGGCTATCGAGAAGATGGCTGACGAGAGGAAGCCTCTCAAGGATGAGATTGTTGAAGGTGTATTCCATGAGACAGGGCGGGAGCCGATACCGATTGACCAAGAGACCGCCGATTACCTGAGAAATCTATCGGCTATTCCCTTTGGCTACAAGACTACCTTTGAACCAGGGTTTAATTACCCTATTGTCAATGACTTACGTCACCCAGCTGAGGCTGAGTTTGCCAAGGAAAAACTTGATTTATCCATCCAACTATCTGAAGGCAAGATAGACCTGAATACCTATAACATTGAGGTGTCTGAGGCTAGAGATAAGCACTTCCCACCACCCCCAGTTCCACAGTTTGATGCACCGATTAAAGAGGCTTACAAGATAAAGCCACTATTCAATTTCTTGGAGCAGAGTACATTTAACCGAGTGCTTAAAGAGATTGGAATGGCACCACTGGACATAGGTAATTTTTTGAGGGCTAACAAAGCCTCATTTGATAATTCTTTCTTGAGACAATCTAAAATGTTAGCCGCTGGTAATCCTATAATTGGTTGGCAGGGGCATGCTACGGCTTGGCAAAATATGTTTAGCCAAAAACATACTGAGGCAGAGTGGGAGCTAATAACCAGAGACCCAGACTTTCATATTTTTGACCAAATCAGAGTCGATACTGGGCATGACCCTCTCCGTGTGCCAGCCTTTGCTGCCACAAAAGGAACTGAGCAGTATAGAACTTCTGAGGAGTTTGGTTTTACTAGGCAGGATGTAGAGAGGGCAATACCGAAATTCACAGCGTGGTTGCCTCATGTGAGGTATTCTGAACGGGCTTTCTCTGGTGGAACAAATAAAATCGTGTGGCTTATCTGGAAGAAGCATCTTGCGTGGTCCAGAAGATACTCAGAGAAGATAGCCTCCGGTGATGTGGTACTCAAAGAAGGCGAGGCGTTTGATATAATCCAAGAGATGACTGATGTACAGTCTATGCTTGGTGACCTGATTCAGAGGGCCAATCTTCGCAGGTTCTCAGGATTAGCCCCTGCGATGAACGCCTTTTTCTTTGCGGCCAGGTCAAAGATTGGTAGACTCTTACTACCAAAGCACCTGATTGGCTTTACTATTCGCAACGGTAAAGTGGGATTTAACCCCAGGGTGATGAGGGAGGCTTGGAAGGACCTTATATCGTGGACTGGCTACATCAGTGGCATAATGTTTCTGGGAGATTGGTTGGATTTATGGGAACTTGAGAAAGACCCACGAAATGCCGAGTTTATGAGTGCTAGGATTGGGAATACGAGGATAGACCCCTGGGCAGGCTATCGGCAATTCGCTGTGCTATATGCCCGACTGGTTACTGGTACAGGTATATCATCGGTAACAGGTGCGGAATACGATGTTGACCCGATAAGAGCAGGGCAGAGTTTTGTTACAAATTCCCTGTCTCCACTGGCGAGTATCCTACTTGAGTTCTGGACTGGGCGAAACTTCCTTGGTCAAGTGATTGAGTATGATGATGCAAGGTACTGGATAGAGAAGATGACTCCCTTTTCAATCGACGATGTATGGGAGGCAGCCGAAGAGGATTGGCGGGTAGGCATAGCCGTTACTATTCCAGCGGTATATGGCGAAGGTGTCCAGACCTATACCGGTGATTGGGAAGAGAACTTTCCTAATCTGGGATTACCCAAGTATGTTGAGAATACAGCTTATGGCTTGAGCGAGCCATACTATGATACTGCCGATTTCTGGAGTGATACCGCCAAGCAGTTCAAGGGGGTAGACCCTGAGACCCTTACTCCAGCCAAGGGTTTTCCACCTTATATCAAGGCGATAGCTGAAGCAAGACTAATCAATGAACACCTGGCTACGTTGCCTAGTGACAGGCTGGTTAATCTAAATGCCGTTCCTGCTCAGGGAACTACCTTCACACAGTATCATCAGATGTGGCTAGATAGAGAAAAGCTTGTTGCGGCCGGTGATGACGCTGAGATAACAATAGAAGGTGAGACATTCAAGGGCGAAGAAGCCGTTGAAGCTTTCGATAAGGATGAGAGAACCAAGAACGCCCAGCAAGGTAACTTCTCCCAGAGACAGTTTGCCTTACTTAATCAATACTGGTCGATTACCAATAAGAAAGAGCAAGCTGAGTTCCTAGAAGAGCATAAGGCTGAGATAGGGGTAAATCCCAGGCAAGACTGGTTGAGAAAGCACCCCAAAGAAAATGCTGAACTGGCTATCTGGGGGCAAGCTAAGGTACTGACCAAGGAAGCATACGACCACTTTAAGACTTTGGCAAAGAAGTTTGATATACCAGATACCGCGGTACCAGAATTACTACTCCCTCCTGAGACCTCAATAGATACCCACTTTGATTATGAGGAGATGGTATCAGAGGGAACTCACGGTAGTGATGAGGCAAAACTACTGCTACTCAAAGACCAGATAGCTGCCGATGAAGCAGGAGAGAAGTCTTATGTTGGATGGAGGAATGATACCAACCAACCCCTGAAATTACCAGCGGAGCAACTTGAATACTACCAACTAAAGGTAGATAACCGACAGAACTATGACGACCTTGAAGAAGCTCAAGCTGCTGATGATGAGGATGAGGTAGAGGAAATCAGGGCGAGAAAGGTAGACGGTGAGACCTTTCATGATGTAGAGCGCAGGGTTGATGCGATTGGTAAGGGTACCAGGGAAGTACCGATTGAACCTGAGATAGTCAATGACGTCGTTGCTCACATGCAGATAGTGGATGAGACTGGAAGCGGTCTTAGTGCTGAGTCCAAACTCAACAGGTATGACAACCCTGACCTCAATGCCTTCTTAATGAATGATGATTACCATGGCACGCAAGCGGCCAAGCCATTAGATGATGACAAGGAATATCTTGATAACTACCTCGTCCCGAGATGGCGAATAGATGTTAAGTATCGTACTGAGGATGATGAGTATGATGCCCTTTTGACCACCTCAGAGCGACAACAATACCTCTTAGATAACGAAGGCTACCGGATGGGTAGGCGAAGGCGTGAAGCCCTGTCAATGTCTAACAAGACCACTGGTGATAGATTCCCACTTGAACAGGTGGAGAACTTCGTCAACTACCACGAAATAGAGGTTAAAGGTAAGAGGCAAGAGAGATTCCTTGTTAATAATCCTGACTTTGCTAAGGCTATGCACAATATAGGGGGCATAGATATACCTCTGCCACAAGATGTGCCTGCTGTCCAGTTTGACGACATCTATGACGAGTTTGAAGACCAGTTCCTACAGCTTGAGGGGTTCGCTGACAATCAATCCGAACACTACATTGAGTTTCCAGAGGAAGGGTTGACATTAGTTCAGACAAGGGAGAAAGCTAGGGATGCCATACGGTTTGACGCTCAGGGTAAGTACACCGAGTTTGGACTGGCAGAACTTGAACGAAATGCCTACGGCAAGTTTGTACCTGAAAACTTTGTCATCGACTATGTTGGCTACTACACCATTATAGGTGAGGGCAGGCCTGATAATTACGAAGAAGTTAATAAGACGGACCTGTGGTACGAAGATGACTGGTTCTTTATGGAGAATCCCGAGTTCTACCAACAGGTATATAGAGAGCTATTGGGGAACGAGGCAAAGAAATTCAGTAAAGTCCCATCGAGGGAAGTATTCGCTAAGTATCTTGATTATCTAAAGATAGACAGTAGACAAGCCAAACTCCGAGATGACTTCCGGTGGAATAATCTCGACTTGGATGATTGGCTTGTTCTCAAGTTTGACTATACATCTGTGGTAACAAAGAGGCGGAGGGCAGCACTCACCACAGGAGAGAGGTTAGCTGAATCTATCGCAGAGCTTGAAAGAAGATTAAGAGAACATCCTTAAAGTTATAAAGTCTTACTCTTTGGCATAGGAGTATTTATTACTTTACCCATAAGTTCTTGTGCTTTTAGGTAAGCCTCTCGGGACGGTCGAATGAACTCACGGTAATCATCATCTGCTTTTTGGGAGGCAGTAGCATGCTGCTCTTTAGCGATTTTATAAGCTAAAGATAGGAGCTTGTTACCTTCGGCACACTTTAATCTGTAAGTCTTCTTTGCATCCATTAAGTTGGTGTAATAAGTGTATGTATTTTTCGGGTCAGGAAGCTCAATATCTGGTATCAAATCTTCTTCAATAGTTACATCGTCAATTTCTTCTGTCATTTCCTTCTCTCCTTATCCCAGTAGGGGGAATGGCTAGTAAAATAAGCGCCCACACTTCGAACACCGATAGCGCTGAACTTTGACTCTTTTGCTCCATGTGTAACCTGCTTTTGTAATTTGCGTAGATTTACATTCGGGGCACTTCATCTGTTTCACTCCTTAACTATAGGGAGCCGTAATTGACCTGGGATTTTAGCGTTTGACCTTCTTATGTTACATTGCGGATGAGCTAAACGTAGGTTCCAATATTCATCAGGGGCCTCAGTATTATCTCGCCCGTAAGCTGCGATTGGGATAATGTGGTCAAGAACAGAAACCCCATAACTGACGTTACGATTACATATGTGACATCTGCCAATATCTAATTCGAAGACAAAGGTTTTTAAGATATGGTATCGTTCCTTTGATAACTGCATAAATACATACTAACATACTTATTCATATATTGTCAAGTAGCTTACTGGAATATTAACAGTGAGTTTTCACCACTAAGGAGGATAACGTATCATGGCCGTAACAGAAAACGCTGAAGGCACTATGGTAGAAGCTGAAGGCATTGAAACCCCGGAAGCTGAACCCAAAACCCCTGGAAGCGAGAGTAAGGTATCGCCAAAGGAAGAGAAGGTTGAGCAAGACCCTAAACTCTATAGCCAGAAGGACTACGAAGCTGCTGTCCAGATTATAAAGTCTGATGAGGGCAGAACCCGTACTGAGTTGGAATCTGAAAAGGATGACCTCAGCAAGAGAGTCACTGAGATAGAGACTGATGTTGAGGAAGTCCAAGCCGAGAGGGACAAGCTCCAAGTTACCATTGAGGAACTTACCAGCGATGACCCCAAGAAGTTTGACCTCATAAAGAGAGACCGGGAACTCAGAGAGCAACAGAAGCTACTGAAGAAAGGTACTGAGGATTTGGCAGCCGAAGTGAAGGTACATGAAGGTCGGGTAACATTAGCTAATGAGACCCTGCTTGAAATTGCCATCTGGGAAGTTGCCACTGAGTATAAAGGGAGCGACCCTGTAAAACTCAAGAACCTTTGTACTACCCTTGGCATAACCGATGAGGCAAAACTAAGGGAGGTGGCCGGTGGTCTCTGGGAGAAAGCTGAAGGGAAGGCTCCAACGAAGAAAACTGAAGAGGTAGAGAGGGAAAAACTCGACCTGGATGATGGTGCAACCTCTGGTGGTGGAGGTGAAACGACTGAACAGGAAGTGTTGGATAATTTGTATCCAACAATGAAGAAAATATAACTTAATGCGAGGTAAATATGGCGACTGAACTTTCAACTAAATTTCTGACCCTAAGTGACTGGGCAAAGCGGCAAGACCCTAATATGAAGGGAGTTGCCGATGTCATTGAACAGCTTGCCGAAACTAATCCACTGTTAGCGGATGCCAGCATGATGGAGGGCAATCTTACCACCGGCCACCGTAGTACCCAGCGGACGACTCAACCCTCCGGCACATGGCGCCAACTGAACCAAGGTGTCGCTGAAACCAAGAGTACGACACGGCAGGTTGACGACTCAACTGGTATGCTGACGGCATACTCAGCAGTTGATGTAGTCCTGGCTAACCTTAATGGTAATTCCCAAGCCTTCCGGCGTTCAGAGGATGCCGCCTTTATCTTAGGGCTTGGAGAAGATGCTACGGATGCAATACTCTACGGCAACTCTGGCACCGAGCCGGAGAAACCTCATGGACTTGCGCCGAGGTATAACTCCCTTACTGACACCGTGGGCGCTGCCGGGAATGTGATAAACGCTGGCGGTTCCGGTAGTGACAATGCCTCAATGTGGCTGATTACATGGGGGCCAAAAACCACTACCCTTATTCATCCCAAAGGAACTCCGGTGGGGCTTCAGATAAAAGACCAGGGTGAGAGACCTTGGGATGACTCCTCCAGTAACCCTTACCAGGCTTATGTGACCTATTTTGAATGGCACATAGGTCTAGCAGTACCGGATTATCGATACAATGTTCGCATCGCCAACATCGACATTTCAGAACTAACCGCAAGTGGTGCTACCGGTGCCGACCTGATGTTCAGGATGGTCTCTGCCTTCTATGCAAGGCCGACTGTTGCCCTGTCGAGCATGACCAGAACTTACTGGTACTGTAATAAAACAATCGGTGAGTATCTGCACCATCAGGCATCCAACAAAGCCAACGTCAATCTGACGATTGATAACCCCGCGGGTATGCCGATTGTCAGTTTCTTGGGTGCACCTGTCCATATTGTCGATGCTCTCACTTCGGCTGAGGCAACCATCTCCTAACACACCTAAAATCTAAATAAGCGAGGTTAAACATGATATTAGATAGTCTTTTACTTTTAAGCAGTGCCCAGGATTTCAGTCAGACTACCGGTGACTACTACTCAACCAATGTCATCAACGCCAGTGTAACCAGGGATATTGGACCCGGTGAACAACTGGCTCTGATTGTCGTGGTTGATGAGGCGTTCACTTCTTCGAGTAGTACCGCCACAGTTATATTCTCGGTGATTGATGAGGCTGATACCACCCTTGACAGTAGTTCGGTCGAGATTGTAAAGACCGATACGCTAGTCGTCACCAGACTGACACTGGGCAAGATAATCGTGATTCCGATTCCAGCCGGACTCATCACCCAACAGTATCTCGGTATGAGAGTTGACATCGGAACTGACACCACAACTGCTGGCACCGTCACAGCTTTCATTGGGCCGGCCAACTTTGCTCAGACCTGGAACGCATAAACCTTACTAGGCAGGTATAGCCTAGAAATAAAAAATGGCGGGGAGGGAGGCGTAACAGTCTCCTTCCCCAGTAACTTAGGAGGTTACTGAAATGACGACTCAAAGAGGAATCTTTCACAGGGGAAACCACGTATTCAAGAATATTGCTGTTGCTCAAGGTGGCGTAAAAAGCGGCTTCGGCGGGGTTGACCCACCGACCACGGACTACTTCGTGGATGGGACACTCGGTGCCAGTGGTAACTCTGGCCTTGGTTGGGGTACGAGTGTGGCCTTGAAAACCATTGACCAAGCTTTTACCAAAGCTAACGCCCTGGCGACAAGAGGCCGTTTCCGCATCTTCGTGGCACCAGCTGGCTACACCGAAGACCCTGTTACCCCACTAAATGCTAACGCTCCATTCGGGCAACTGATTGCTGTGAACCCAACACCCGGCAACACTTTCGGTGCTGCTTGGTGGACGGGTACTAATGCTGGCGAAGCATGTCTAACCGTAAGGGCAAGAGGTTGGTATATTGCTGGCTTTGAGTTTGATGCCTTGGCTGATGCTGAGTGCATCGTACTAGGTGGCGGTGATACGGGTACTAATGCTGGCGGCACGATGATTGAAGACTGTCTCTTCGTGGGGCAGAATCAGGGTTTGGCTGGTATTGACTGGCAGTCCAGTATTGCTGGTAACCCCCATGTCACCATAAGAGGCAATGGTTTCTACGGTTTCACTTCTGGTAGTACCGCAGGAAACTGCCTATCATGCACTAGTTCTGGTATAGACCAGCCGAGATTTGCCTTGATTGAGAACAACTGGTTTGGTGATTCCGATAACCTTATTGATATGAACCCCAGGGGATTTAAGGAGTCCATCATCAGGTACAACATCTTCTATACCAACGGTGCGAACCAGAACCCAGACGAAATCTTTGACAACACCGGCGGAAACGATACACAGGTGTATGGCAACAAATTCCCCGAACCCTACACAAAAGCAGGTGGATATGTTGCTGGTACTAACGATAACTGGGCCGGCAATTTTGCCGAAACTCAGGGTTCGGAATCTGCCAACGGGCTGACCTACGCAGACCCAGCATAAGGATAGAGTATGCCTATATACACCTATGAGTGTGAGCCTTGTAATTCAACAGTTGATGAACTTCAGCCGATGGGGACTAATGAATTGACATGCTCTATATGCGGAAAGGGTATGTCAAGGCTACCTGGTGGTGCGGGGTGTCTCACTTTAATGAATGGGCAAGACCCTTATTTCAGGAGACGGTATCTGGGAACTGCACCTTACACTACAAGAGATACATCTGGCGAAAGGGTTAAAGGTGGTCCTGGTGCTAAAGGGCGTAGAGCTAATATGGAAGCCCAGAAGTGGCTTAGAAGTATAGAGTAAGGGGGTGGGCTTAACCGTTCACCCCCAACAATGGAGGTAAGTATGAAATATGTGTGTCTCAGGAATTGTGTGGTCAATGACCTGCTATGGAAGGAAGGTAGGATTTATGACCTGCCTGATGCTATGGACAAACATCCGAAGAACTTTAAGTGTATGAGGCATCAGGATGAGGTAGTAACCCCAGAAGATAAGCAGACGGCACGAGAGCTAGGGGAGAATAAGTATGCTTGCTCAAAGTGCCATAAGGTTCATAAGAAGTCTTCCAAGATAGGCAAGAGGCATCTGAAGCATATAGTGGAGGCGAAATAATGCCACAAAAGAGATGTGAAGTTTGCGGTAAGACAATCACGCCTAACGACTCACCTGCTGTGCCTGTTTATCATTCAAAAATCCAGAATGACCAACGGCAGATGTGGAAGCACGTAGAAGGTGAACATAGGTAAAAACTAAAACGGAGGTTAAGTAAATGATACCTACACGGAGAATACTAGACCCAATGTTTGGTGAGGCAAGTTTAGCTGCTGCTAACAATGCTGATGCTGTTTGGGTTAGGGGAAGTACATCCCCACTAGACCAGAAAGGTGCGACTGGCTGGTTAGCCAACCTTTATGGAGGTGTTCAAACTGGAGACGACTGGTCTAGGGTAAACATACCAGTCGGTGAATTAAGAATACCGGATTTTAACTCTGCATTGGTGTCATATTATTTTACCAATGCTGAGACTATGGGTATTGGTATAGTAATCTGGATACACGACCAAGAAGATTTTGACAAGAGAGCAGAGGTTACACAGTTAGCCAATGTGTCAGGTTTGGAGAAAGGGGCAGGATGGAACGCACACGAGTTTAACAAAGCGACAACCCAGATGTTCTTTTACGGTGAAGGGACTTCGGGGACGGCTTTGACTGCGGGCACTCAATATACTTGGGCACAGTTTCAGACTGATATTCTATTCAAACACTGGAGAATATACAGGATTACCTTTGACTATGGCTGGGAAGCGTCAGGAACATTTGACGATGCCTGGATAGCCGACATCAAGCTGAATGGGCAAGTTATACGGATGAGACCCGATAGGGGTGGTTCAGGCAGAATAGCCAGAAGGTTCTCCACCGCTACTACAGGGGCGATAGCTGCATCTCTAACCCCTAAGACACCTTATAGGTTGCTTGATATTGAGCTAAAGATTAGTGCTGCTGGAACTACAGAGGAAGACTTTACTGTTACTAAGGATGCTACGATTGGTTCTGCTTATGACCTCTTACTTTATAGTGTAAGCACGTTAACTGGTTCTACTACTGGCGGAACAATAACAGACCTGCTCGTTCCATTCGGTGAGGGATATGAGTTCTCGGCTGATGATGAGATGGATGTGGCTTGGCCGAATACTGAGAATAGAACGTGGGGTTTGACATATAGATACCAGACAGTGTTCGGGGGTGGAGTGTAATGAGTAAAGAAGGCAAAATAACTGGGCCTGTTATCAACGGAATAAGAGTAGATTTACCCACTCACCAAGCCGATTATGAGCTACACAACAAGGTAGTCCGTAAAACTGCTGACCAGTCAAGGACTAGCTCTACAACGCTGGTAGATGATGATGACCTACTTCTAGCTATTGGTGCAAACGAGGTTTGGTCGTTTGAGTTCCGCATCTTCCACGTTGGTCACGCTACCCCTGATATTAAATTCGCAATTACTGTGCCGTCAGGAGC